ACAATATACTGCTAAAAGTGTTTTTGAAGTTCCTGCTGGACCTGATAGTAATACTACTCTTGTTTCTTCTTGAAAAGCTAATTTGAAAAAATCTCTTTGTTTTTGAGTCCAATTAAGTTCTTTTATTTTTAAATTAATTTTAGGTTTAAAACTAACCTCTTCACTTTGAATCAACTCTTCTTCAAAGTTGTCTTGTCTGGCTTTTTTAGGAGCCTTTCTGGATCTCGGCATATGTATCTTTTATTACACTCGCTATTCTTGTTTTAGTTTTTCTTTTATAATCTTGAGAGCTTCGTAAGCTAAATTATTGATTTTTACAATTTGAGTTTGCGGTCCAATTTTTTTTATGTAAGTATATGAATGCCTTTTTATATCCTCTAGATTTTGTTCTAATATATTTAATTGCTTTTCGTTTACATTCATAATTTTAATATATTTTATATTTTTTTTAAAAAAGTGTATAATTTGTTATGAATGTGTATTGTCCAAAGTGCGGGTCAAAAAACGATTACTTTCAAGCAAAGAAAAGTAATTCTTGCGTAAAATGCAAGTCTCATATGTTTTCTAGTCGAGCAAAACAAGCGGTCGAGACTATCAAGGTAGAAGTCAAGGCGGATCAAAGAGAATTTGCAGAAAGTCTTCCTGATTTGAGCAAATTGGATGTAGATATTCAAGTCACTAAAGCTAGATCTATCAAGTTAGGTGAATTGATACCTCCTCCAAAGGATGCCTAAAAAGAAAATAAAATACGAAGACTGTATAGATATTATTGATTTGGAGATTGCCAAAAGAAGAGGCAAGTGGAACCTTAAAATTATAAATTGGATGGATTTTGATGATGTCAGTCAAATCCTGAGATTCCATGTGTTTAAAAAATGGCATCTATATGATCAATCAAAACCTTTGCAGCCTTGGCTTAATCGTATAATTTCAAATCAGGTTAAAAATTTGATTAGAAACAATTACGGAAATTATGTAAAGCCATGTTTGAAGTGCGCTGCTTCTGAACACGAAGATTTATGCGCAATTTATGGATCTCAATGTAGTTTGTGCCCACTTTATAAAAATTGGGAGAAAAACAAAAAAAGAGCTTACAATGCAAAGCTACCAGTTTCTCTGGATGAGAATATAAGCTCTGTGGAGTCTTATGAATGTGGGCATGTTGATTTGGAGTTGGCTTTTGAACAGATAAAAGAAAAACTAGTTCCAAAACTAAAACCAACAGAACAAAAAGTTTTCCAATATGTGTTTGTAGAAAAAATGTCAGAGGAAAACGCCGCAAAGAAAATGGGGTATAGAGTAAAAGAAAAAACAAAAAGCCCCGGATACAAACAGATAAAAAATTTGATAAAGTCGATAGCATCAAAAGCGAGAAAGCTTTTGGAAGATGATGAAATAATATTTTAGTATGAGCCAAGATATACTGTTGAATGATGAGCAGAAGATGGCGGTATTGAAACTCTGGAATGAAAACGAAGAGCCTCCATCCTTGATTGACTTGATAAAGCAAGCTTATCCTGATCAAAACTATGACGGCAGAAGCAAGCATGGCAAGGCTGTTTCCAAGTTTCTTAAAGAAAGAAGTTTAAACGCAAGAAAGGCTCATGAATACAAAAAGAAAGAAGTTCCTGAACTAACTGAAGACCAAAAGTCTTACATAGCTAACCATTGCGCTTTGATGAAGCCGCTTGAAATAGCTAGAGCTATATTTGACAACAAAGAGCTTACGAATTTAAACAATGAAGTCAACCTTGTCAGAGATCATATAAAAACTCTTGATCCAAGGATAACTCACATCATAGCTGAAAATGAAGAATCAGCTAGCGACGGAACTGGCTATAAACCACCGAAAAGCGTTAACGCCGCAATTCAAAGAATAAATAAGTATGTTCCTACTGGATACAATAAAGACAAATTGACTCCTGCTCAAAGAAAATGTGCAGAAGTTCTTCTCGGTTATCTTCATACATTTAGATACTCTCATCAAATAAATACTTATACCTCTGAACAAGATCAAAATTTATTTGAAAGTTCTTTCGTTAGATATACGCACGATAAGCCTGACTTAACTCAAGAAGAAGTTGATCAATATATCGTGCTTGCTACTGAGGTTGTTATTTCATCCAACATTCAAGCTAATATAGTTCGGCTGCAAGAACTGCTTGATGATAATGCTGACGACACAGAGGGACGAAGAATATCCATGTCTCTTGTCGAATCTATTAGTTCTGCTCGCACGGAATACAATCAATGTGTTAATAGACAACAGAAACTTCTTAATGATTTGAAGATAAAAAGAAGCGAGAGAATTAGCAAACAGGTTAAGGAGAATGCTAGTATTCTTAATTTGGTAGAAGCTTGGAAGGAAGAGGAATCTAGAATGAAAATGATCAAGCTGGCTAATATGAGAAAACAGATTGTCGAAAAAGAAATAGAAAATCTTTCTAGTATGGATGAGCTTAAATCAAGAATTTTTGGACTTTCAAAAGACGAGGCTTTAAATGGCTGAGTACGACCCAATTAAAAAACGAGATTTGATCTGAGTAATCCAGAGGAACAAAAGGAATGTTTTCACTATAGTAATTTGCAACCACTATGGGCAGAAGACAATTTAAGGAAAAATGACAAATACAATGATTAAATGCGAAGAATGTTCACAAGAATTTGAAGAGCGCAAAAAGCTTCATTATCACTTAAGAACCCACAAGCTTTCTCAACAGGAATATTATCATAAGCACTTTCCTAAATTTGATTTGTATACTGGAGAGATCATAACTTTTAAAAATTATGAAGATTATGAATCAAAATTTTTTGAGAAAAAAGGGAACTTGTCTAAATACATATCAACAAATTCTCCTAACCGAGTAAAACAGGTTTTAGGGCAAATTTTAGATCACCGTATTGATTCAAAAGGCTTGATTTGGGAAATGTCAGAAGTTGAGCTTAGAAGTTTAGAGTGGCCTTTTAAAAAACAAATTGAATCTATATATGGAGACTCTTCTATATTTTTTGAAAAGCTAAATAGAAGATACAAAGATTCAGGTGATTTACAAGTAAAAAATTTGAATGGAAAAATTTTTGTAGACACAAGAGAGCAAAAGCCTTATGTATTTGAAGACTGTAATTTTGAAATAACAAATTTAAACTTTGGTGATTATGCTTGTGAAATAAATGGTAAAGAAGGACTCGTTCACATTGAAAGAAAAAATATGATGGATTTTATTCAATCGTTTTCTTCTAATAACTACGATAGATTGAGAAAGGAGTTCCAAAGAGCAGAAGTTTGTGGAAAAAATATAATTGTATTAGTTGAGAAAGATTTGGGGTCGATGCTCGGCTTTGATAAAATGCCGCGAATTAAAAAATTTGTACGGGCTAGCTCTCAGCATATATTTCATAACGTGAGACAAACTTATCAAGAATTCAGAAATGTGCAATTTCTATTTGCGAAAGACAAGGAAATAGCAAAGGTTCTTTGTAAATCTATTCTTTTTAACGAGCATTTATTTGAATACGATTTACAATATTTATATAATACAAAATTGTTGAATGTGGTTTGAGACACAAAAATACAAAAAATCAGTTGTAGATTACAATAAGGAATTATTGGAGTTGAAGGGTGATTTGTCTGACAAGCAAGCTAAGATTACTCTTGCTAAATTTCTCCGTCATAATATAGGTTTTACTGTAGAGCTTTTGTCTGGAGTTAAATTGGCCCCCGTTCAAGAAATTGTTCTTCGTGGAATGCTGAATAGAAACTTTAGCATGTTCGTAGCTGGTCGTGGTGTTGGAAAATCTTTTCTAGCGGCTGTATTTTGTGTCTTGCAATGTATTTTCGAACCTAATACAAAAATACTCATTGCTGGTCCGACTTTTCGTACTGCAAGATTCATATTCAATAATATCGAGAAACTAGTTGAATCAAAGGGAGCGGATTTGTTGGCTCAAGCTTTTTCAATCAAACCTTCAAAAAGAAATGACCAAAATGAATGGAAGATAAATGGCGGAACAATAACCGCAATTCCATTAAACGGTGAAAAGATTCGTGGTTTTCGCGCCAACATATTGTTGCTTGATGAGTATCTTCTTCTTCCAGAGGAGCTTATCAAAACTGTATTGATGCCATTCTTGGTGGCTCCACAGAATATGGGAGAGCGCATCGAAATCAGAGAACTAGAGGATAAACTTATATCAGAAGGATTACTTAAAGAAGAAGATAGAATTGTTTTTGATAACACTTCTAAAATGATAGCTCTTTCTTCCGCTAGCTACACTTTTGAAAATTTATATAAGACATACAAAGAATGGATAGCCAAAATCCAAGACAAGGAAGTTGGAGAAGCGTCTTATTTTATTGCTCAATTAAGTTATGAAGCTATGCCCAAAGACATGATTGATAGAACAGTCATTGAGGAAGCTCAAGATGGAGGTTCGTCCAATGCTTCGTTTTTACGCGAATATTGCGCCCAATTCACTGATGGATCTGATAGTTATTTCAGTGCCAAAAAAATGCACGAATGCACCATTCCAGATGGAGAAATGCCAACCACAAGAATAAAAGGAGTAGCTGATAAAAAATACGTTCTTGGAATTGACCCATCGTTTTCAAACAGTCCAAGTTCTGACTATTTTGCTATGTCAGTAATGGAAATCGATGAAGAAGCAAAAACTTCTACATTGATTCATTCTTATGCAGTTGCTGGCGGCGACCTCAAGGATCATATCAAATACTTATCTTATTTATTAGAAGCCTTTAATATAGAGTTGATTGTAATTGATAGCGCGGGTTATCAGTTTATTGATAGCTATAACGAATCTGAGTATTGTCATAAAAATTTATCGTTTATAGACTTTGAAACCGATAAAGAAGGCTCGGAACACATTCAAGCTATTGTAAAAGCTAAAACTACATACAATAAAGAAAATGGAGCTATTTGCATAAAACAGAATTTTACTTCTGCATTTTTGAGAAGATCAAACGAATATCTCCAAGCTTGCATAGACCATAAAAGAGTGTGGTTTGCGTCAAAGACAACCGCAAACGATACAGCTTTCTCAAAAGCGAGTTCTCAAAGAGTAAACATTGATTTGGTTGGTCATCCAAATATTCTAGAGTTTATTGAGTTTCAAGACTCTTGGGTTTATCAGACTAAAAAGCAATGTTCGTTGGTTGAGGTCAAAACTACTGCCAAGGGTACTCAGTCATTTGATTTGCCGCAACACTTGAAAAGATCTACTTCAGCAAACAAGGCTAGAAAAGATAATTACACAACTCTCATGTTAGGATGTTGGGGAGTAAAATGCTATTTTGATATGATGGATTACAAACAAGAAGAGGTTGAGAATACTTTTACTCCTTTTTTCGTGTAAAGTGTAAAATATAGAGGAATGGCTATAAGTAAGAAAAAACAACAGGAGCAAGGTGAAACGGCAACAGCCAAAAAGGAGCAGGAGCTTCCATCTCCATTGATGGCGGAAATTAAAGCTGCTTCTACTAACGTGGTTACGCGAACCAGAGGAAATCGTGCCGCTTTTATTGAAAGAACTCAAAGGTTTACGAATATCGAAGATGGCCTGATTCCATTCAATTATTCCAAAACTGCTCAGAACACTTCAAACTTAGATGTTAGAGATGCTGTTGTTCTTTGTCAAAAAGCTTACTACAATATAGCTGTATTCAGAAATACTATCGACTTGATGTCAGAATTTTCTGTGGGCGATATTTACCTTGAGGGAGGAAATAAAAAGTCAAGAGACTTCTTTAACGCCCTTTTCAAGAAAATGAATATTTGGAATTTTCAAGATCAATTTTTCAGAGAATACTATAGATCTGGAAACGTATTTATTTATAGATTTGATTATAAAATCAAAGAAGAGGAAATAAAGAAAATCACTCAAACTTTCGGGACATCTCTTTTGAAAGCTGCCGAGATGAAACTTCCTGCAAAATACAGTATCCTCAATCCTGCGGATATCCAGATGGGTGGAAATATTTCATTTGCTTCTGGATCTTATTTTAAAGTGTTGAGTGACTATGAAGTAGCAAGATTAAAATACCCTAAAACAGAACAAGATCAAGAAGTTTTTGATAACCTTCCAGAACAAGCTAAAAAGGCAATCAAAACTACAGATTCTGGAACAGTGACGATGATTTTAGATCCAAATCGTACTTATGGAGTTTTTTACAAAAAGCAAGATTATGAGCCTTTTGCTGTTCCTCTTGGATTTCCTGTTCTTGAAGATTTAAACTACAAAAAAGAGTTGAGAAAAATGGATATGGCTATTAGTCGTACCATGCAGCAAGCAATTTTACTTGTTACTACTGGAACAAAACCGGGAGAAGGTGGAGTAAATCCTAAAAACTTAATTGCTCTACAGGGTCTTTTCGCAAATGAATCTGTCGGCAGAGTATTGGTTGCAGATTATACTACTGATGCTAAATTTGTTATCCCGCAAATTGCTGATATTCTTGATCCGAAAAAATACGAGGTCTTAGACAGAGACATCAGAGAAGGTCTTGGGAATATTCTTTTGAATGAAGAGAAGTTCGCTAACACTAAAATCAAGATGTTGGTTTTTGTTCAAAAGTTAAATGAGTCAAGAAAAGCTTTTCTGAAAGACTTTTTGATTCCAGAAATGAAAAGGATCGGAAAGCAAATTGGATTTCGTTCTATTCCTACTCCAAATATACAAGACATTGATTTTGACGACAAGGTCGCCATTAGTAGAATTTACAATAGACTAATAGAACTTGGTGTACTAACTCCAGAGGAGGGTCTGGAAGCTATTGAAACAGGAAGACTTCCAAATTTTGATGATTCAATTGAATCTCAAAGAAAGTATCAGACTTTGAGAGACGAAGGATTGTTCCAACCAGTGATTGGGGGCAAAGCTAACGCTCCATCTCCAAATGTTGGAAGACCGACAGGTTCTGGAGGAGAAGATCAAGTTGAAACATCTAGAGCGAGCGATAAATATTCAATGAAGAAGCTTGTTGAATTAATGAATCAATACGACTCTTTAGAGAAACTAGTTAAATCAGAACTTAGAGCAAAGCACGGTAAAAAACGCTTGACAAATCAGCAAAATGAATACGCTTCTATGCTTTCTGAAATGATAGCTAGAAATGTAGCTCCTAAAAATTGGAACTCTAAAAATGTTCAAGATTTTATAGAAAACCCTGTAGATAGACAGCACTTCGCTCACATAGACGAAGTTGCTGCTAGTCATGACTTGGATTTCAAAATGGCAACGCTTCTTAGCTTGAGCAAAATAGAGTCATGTCAAGAGTAAGAGTCATATATCAGAATGAGGCTGTATATGTAGGTCCACCAAAAATTAGTGGGGGGTCAAATGAATCTATATTCCCCGGAAACA